TAAAAATTCAGGCCTGACTAGTCTAATCCGTCCCTTTTTATGTTGTAATCGTTGTTCGTATTCGGAATTTGTAATAAGGGTAGCACCTGCTTCTGTACTATTAACTTTTATTGTGTGTGAGTCGTCATATGAAGTTGTTGCACCACTAGTTTGTACTATTTCATAATGATGAGCGCCATTAGGATCAGCATACTTGTCGTTTATATATGTTTCAAGTTGAGCTGTAGTTAAAGGCCAGTCATAAAATCTGTCCTTGATATTATTAAACAACAATATAATCCAGTAGTAACTTTGGTCTCCATACTGCGATTCTGATACTGATTCAGGTGTATCTTCACCACCTATATCATACTCGTCAAATACAGCTGCAATCTCTTTTAATCCAGCTGTCATTTGCACTCGTCTTAATAGGTTTGTAACAAGTTTAAAGTTACCTTTACCAGCGGCGTCATAATATATCTTAGGAAAATGAGTAAAATATTCTGGCATTATGTTCTACTTTCAGAAGCACTTTGTCTTAATTGGTTATATCTACTTCTTTCCATTAGTTCTAATTCTTTAAAAGTTAGTGTTGCGTCTATTGACACAGGATCACCAGCAACGTGTGTTGAAAACTTATCACTACCATAATCTATATCAACACCTGTACAAGCACACAATCCGATTTGGTCTATGTATGGGTTAATATTAGTGCCTTTCATAAATCTAATTACAAATTCGTGTGGTACACGATAGGCTGCAACAGATGGACCTTTGCCAAATTTCATAGGTAACATGGCGTCTTTTATAGTGTGTAGCATACTATTTACAACATCGGATTCTTTTTTGCTTCTAGGTGTAAATTTAAATGTGAAACTAAATGTTCGGTAATCTATACCATTAAATACCATTTCTGTCATAGCTGCTGGTGCAATACCAGTTCTACGTTGCAAGGCCGCTCCAGCACCTGCCAGTAATCCACCACTTGCAAAGGAGGCAATATTTGCTACTAACCCTTGTGACGCTACAGCTATAGACTTTATATCCTCGCCCCAAAATTTATCGCCAGCAAGGGCGTCTTTTAGTTTTGCAAACGCACCTATAGCAAAACCTACTTCTTCAGCGCCATAGTCTGCCTGCATATTAAATTTAAGTGTTTGTGGCATATAGACTGCAATTGTATGTTTTACAACTCTATGATTGCCTTTACCTGTAGGCATCCCCCATATAAGATTACCTGTACCTTCAGAAAAAAATCTATTTGTACCATATACAACCTTGCTTAAATTGTCTTGGTGTTTTGAATGACCTGCACCTTGAACCACGTTAAATTCAACTCCTGATTTATCTGGTATACGCTCTATGATATCAAATAAAATGTAATGCTCTTGGTCTTTGTGGTCTAATGGATAAACATAAAACTTATCAGATCCTGAATGCACATGGCCTGAATAGTCCATATCAGTAGGGTTGTAATGAATAATACCTCTTTTATTTGGTGCTATTGTCTTTTTATTCCATCCACCTATAGTAGGTCCTTGTAAAACAGACGAAGGTTGTTTCAGTCCATTTATTATTGTTTTTAATGCTTTGAAAGGTTGAAATCCCATAATACTATTTAGTTAATCCTACTTTATTTGACTAAATTCAGATACCAGCCCATCTGGATTTTCTGATTTGATTGATGTAGTTTTATTATCAATTATTGTTGTTTTACTTGTGTTGTCTATGTTGTTTTGATTGTTTACATTGAATGGCAATTTACTGCCGTTGTATATAATATCTAATTTCTCAACGTTATCTAATTTCATCTCCTCTACTTTTGCCAATTTAGATTTGTCATTTTTAGCCATTGGATGATTCCATGCCTTGTTGTACAAGTTCGCCCTTGAATGTGATTGAGTTAATTCTATTTGATCCTGATTCAGGTGGTCTTTACCAGCAAACCATTTAGCAGTTTTCTCTTGGTTTATAAGACCTATTGTTACACCAGATAAGAATGAAGCAAAACTTGCTGATGCTTTATCTCTTGTAGTTACCTCGTCACCTTCTTCTTTACCTAATATTTCACCTGCATTTGCATAACCACTAGCAGCGTCAAATGCTCCCATAACAGCTGCAACTGGCCATAACCATTTACCACCTACTCTAACTGCATTTCCAGCAAACTTGGCTGACTTGGCAAGGGCACTTCCTTTTTTAGCGGCATTAGCTACTACCTTGGTGTTTTTTACGTTAGCTACTTTTGAATCTTTTATCTTTAAGTTTTTCTTACTCTGGTCGGTTAAAAGAAGTGGTGGTTTGACAGGTTTTTTAAATGTCTTGGTCTTACTTCGCATATGAGCATTGGTTGCCCCACCTTTTACATTCCCACCTTTTACATTTGTTTTAGGGAACCCAAGCGCACTTCTCACCGAATTGGCAATGGATGCTCCCATTGTCGCCAATGGCGCAAGCAATGGCGTCATTGCTAAACCTATGGCCGCACCTATTCCTCCTATAGCCAATGCCAATGTTGCCATTTTTTGTAAAAAGCTTTTACCTTGTTTTTTCTCTGCCCCTAGTAATTCATTTGTTAATTCACTCTCCTCAAGTATTCTTTCTAATAGGCCAGATGATGTATCAAATTGTTTATCTGACTCTCGTTCTTCTTCAACATCTTTTTCTGGATCTCCAGTACTCTTTGCACCCATACCTAATATGCCTGAAGTGGCTGCTCTTCCAGCCAAATCTTCTCTACCACCTGATGATTTTGGAGACGCTAAATCAGCCTGATTAAATCCACCTGATTTAAACTCGGCCTTTTGTCCTTTTCTACGCAATTGCCTTTTCATTCCTAAGGCTTTAGATTCAGCTCTTTCGTCTGCTTCAATTGCTCTTTCTATTTTCTTACCAAGTATTGGTATTCTTGTCATACCAAATCGTTGTGCTAATTTAAGTGGTTTTAATTCTTTTTTGAAATCTCTAAATGATAATGATAATCTGGTTGAAAGACCTAACACCTTTTTTAATTCAGCATTTGTTCTACCAACAGTTTCTTTTATGTAAACAATTTCTTCATCATTTAATACACCTTTTTTATGTAAACCTTCATACTCTTTAATGGTCTTTTCTGTAACCTTTTGTTGTGTTTTGGCTTCATCAAAGTCCATACCTTTTAATTGGTCAAGGTCGCCAACAGTATAATCAATAACAAAATTAATTACATCTTGTCTAATATTCGCCTTATCAAGCTTGACTTGGTTCTGATAACCAGCTGACTTTTCTAATTGTTGCTGGTATTCTTGTAAAGAATCAGATATGGCAAACTTCGGATCGGACTCTTCCAGTTTTTGCTTTTTAAGAATCTTATTAAAATTATCTGCTGTTCCTTTTTTAAAGATTGCTGATTTAACTGCCATTTAACTTAACCTATTGTTGTATCTTTTTTCTTCTCTGGTTTCTTATTAACTCCACCACTATTAACATATAAACCAAACCAGGCAGCGCCAGCACCAACAACTACTGATACAAAACCAGCCTGTGCGTTGTTAGGTTCAGGTAATGCCATAAACCAGTTCATAGTACTATAGAAAGCATAACAATATAATAACATCATTGCTCTTGGAACAAATCTCCAATTAGATAGCACGTGTGGTATTTCATCTGTAAAGAATTCCCACACCAACTTAATGGTATCTATTCCTGTTTTCTTTGCTTTTGTTATAGTTCCTTCTAACATTTTAATTTCCCCTTTGTTTCTCTCTTAACTTTTCGTTTTCTTCTCTAATGTGCTGTATCAGTAAATCTACATATATCTCCCTCTCATACGGTAGCATTGACTCTAAATCGTTCAATGAGTATTTATGGTATTGCATTAAAGCAAAATTCGTCCTATAAAAACTCTCTAGGCTTTCGTGTAAGAGGGTAACTGAAAAAAATCAGCCGCACCTTGTAACAACATTTCGTGTTCAGCACCAGATTTAGGATTCTTATACTTAATTGTATGAGATATGATTGGCAACTCCTCAAAATATGCTCTTATCTTTTTAAATTGAGGCATTGTCAAATTATCTATAAATTCGTCTAGTTCCTTTGGTTCAATATCCTTAACTTCAAATATCTCCTCTCCGTTATAAATCTGTGCAATACACTCCTTCATCAAATTAACTGTTAAATCCATTATGGTTTTCTTATTTGCTACTTCTTTAACAGTTGGCACTTTCATAATTACACCATAATTTTCTGAAAACTTTATATTAGTTTCCACTTCTTTATTAAAATCTGGTTTAACTTGGTCAATGTTAAAATTATAATCAACCACTTGTGTTTCATCATCTGGACATTTCAGTTTTAAATCTATAACCTCACCAATTGATTTTGACCTTATGTTTAACCATAACCATTCAAAATCATAAACTGGTAATTTTGTAACATCAATATCTTTAGTCACCATACAAGTTTGTACAGTTTGAATTAATATATTGATCATCTCCTCTTCGTTGTTGTTCTCTATCGCCATTAGTAAAATCTTTTCTTCTTTTACTAAAAACGGTCTAAATTTCACCTTTATATTCCTTGATAAAGTCAATTCATATTCTGGTGTATTCATTAATGGTAAACTCATTGTTTCACTCCTTTAAATATTAATATAGTATATCTCGTATAATTTTAGGATCTGGTAAACCCTTAGGAAATACTCGTCCTCCTGTTACTCGCCCTATAGGCAAATTTCTTTTTATTTTTTCATAGACCTCTCTGCCTACTCTACCAATTTCATTACCAATACCAAATGGTAAATTATCTAAAAAACTAGCCTGTATGGCTGTAGTGTTATTTCTATATTCTTGCCTATTTTTTTTCTTTTCTCTATTCATTGGTGCGGCTCTATCTGCCATCCAATTCCATGCTGTTGTAGCAAAGTTTCTGTATGTAAATGTAACACTTGTTTTAATTATTGCATTTTGAGAATCATATGATAATGGTGTAGCAGCAATAGTTTTAGGCCATACCTCATACATTTGCACTTGATAAGATGAGTAACCAGAAGTATTACCTAAACTTTTTCTTATTTGCTGTCTATCTTCAGTAGGGTTGCCAGTCGGTTGAAAATTAGCTAGGGCTGCTGTAAATGTTTTTGTTAATGGTGTTATAGTAATCATACAAGGTTCAGCATAATCATCATAGTAACCTACGTTATGGCTAATAGGATCAATTATACAGTTTTGCCATGCCTCAAAATATAATCTTTCGTCATAGTTTATACTCGTATAAAACTCTAATGTTACTTCTTCATATTGAACATTCTTTGCGTGAGCTCTTTTAGGACCATAGTATGTTTCGTTTACATCATCTGTAATTGTTCTGGATGGTAAACTTACGTTTGAGCAAAATAGGTCCATTCTTAATTGTAAATTCTTTTTAATTGCATTAGCTAATGCCGCACTCTTGTCCATACGGATATCTTGTTTTTTACTATTAAAGTCAGGATAAATAGAAATGCCACGTTGTAATCTAACTGGAGGTCCATCAATCGTACAAAGGAATTGTGAAGGTCTTGCAAACCCACCTGCTGATGTTATACCTGACCTGAATATGTTATATTGTGAATTGTAATTAGATGTAACGTTATTGTATGATATTCTTTTGTTGATATCTGAAACGCCAAAATGTGGCTTTGATGGTGGGATACCTAATCTGATATCCATATCACCTATTCTTTTACCTACACTAATAATTGACATTAAATAAATCTCCTACTATCTGAATAAACTTGTCCCACACTTGCCTTTTTAAATCTTTGTACAGGCAACATTATTGCTATTGCAGCCTCATCAACATTAATTCTTAAAAATCCTGTTTGTAAATGTGACCACAGATATTTCTTAATTGTTGGTTTAACCATTTTTATACTTTTTACATCATCATAAGCCACTTCAAATCTTGTGTTTTTATTAAATCGTTGGTCAGACGCTGTTGCTTGCATTTTCTCTAACAACCTAAATCTTAACAACGGTGGTAAATAATGAAAGTTCATACCCATAAACCCAGCTGGTATTGGCTCTAATGGCAACACTAAAGGAAATATGTCATAGTAGGGTAGTGTTGCTCTCCCTTTAGGATTATAACCAAATAAATTTAGTCTTCCTATACTAGGTCTTCCGTTAAGTCTACCTGCTCTAAACAGTTGTCTAGCAGTAGTACCACTTGCTATCTTATTTACTTGTTGTCTATACCAAGTAGCAGACCTATCACTATCTCCTGCTTTTAGTTTAATTCTGTCAAATACACTTGCCATACTACTATTTATGTTGTTAATAAATAGATTTATGAAGAAATTGAAGAATATAGATAAACGTCCCTATACAGGTATATTCAAACCATTGAACATAAAAAAGTACAAAGGCAATGTTAACAACATTATTTATAGGTCTAGTTGGGAGAAAAGGTTTATGCTCTATTGTGATAAGAACAAAGATGTGGTAGAATGGGGTAGTGAAGAAATTGTTATTTGGTATCGCTCAATTGATAATAAGCCTCATAGATACTATCCTGATTTCTATATGAAAGTAAGACTAGCAAATAAGTCACTTAAAAAATATGTTGTTGAAATCAAACCTAAAAAACAGACACGTAAACCTAAAAAACCTCTACGTGAAAGTAGGGTTTATAAAAATGCGTTATTGACTTTTGAGAGAAATATGAGAAAGTGGTCAACGGCGGCTGCTTGGTGTACAAAACGTGATATGAATTTTATTATACTAACCGAAGACCATCTTAAAACGTTTTAAAATCTTTTAATATTTGTAGTAAATCTATATCTGCCATTTGATTTATATATTCAAATGCTTTATCTTGTGTATAGGTTTTACCATACTTTCCATAATAGTTTATAATTTGTGTTTGAGATTTTAATGAACGTTCTAGCTCTGGCATAAAAAATGTTAATCTAATAGGTGTATAACCTTGTTCAACAAGTAAATCTACTTTTCTAAACTCTTTATTTGTATGGTCGCCATCTGTGCCTGCGTCACGCCATTTGATTTCATATGCTATTTTTTTATCGTGGTTGATAACATCAATTTCAAATCTGGAAGGGTGTTGGTTAGGGTTATTAATGTATTCACTTTTACCACCTTCAACGTCTGTTATAATAAATTTAACTGCTGTGTCAAATATTCGTCCTGCGTTTGTACTTAATATTCTTGCTCTATTGTGATATTTCTCCATTAGTTTTAATTCCTTTTTATCGTAAAAAAGTTCATAAACTAAATGGTGTTCATTGATGAAACTATCCATTTTATTTTGAGTTTCAGTAATATTAGTCATAATCTTATTATGATAATCCGAAACTATCTTATGGATATTATTTTTAAAGTAATCTTTAGGTCTGTCTATTTTTATTGGTAACATATTAGAGAAGTATTATGGGTAGCCCGAAGGCTACCCAATTGAGAAAGTGAGAGAGATAGATTAGGAATCGTCCTCAGCTAATTTACTAAAATACGATAGGTCATCGCTACCGTTGGACGTAGTTCCAACTTTCTCTACCGAGTTGTTAGAAGACGTTGGTATGTCGTTTGTGACAGGTGGGAGGTCAATATCTTCCACAGACTCGGTACTTCTTTGTCCAGTAAGCGTCTTATTCAGTTTCTCTTTGAGTTCCTCATAAGATTTAAAATTACTAGGATCAACGAAGGGCTTTAGAGCGTGTTGAGATTTCCATACTTTGTCAATCTCATCATCAGTATTTTTCAATTTACTAATTGGCTCAAATTCGGATTTATCATAATTCCAATAGCCATCAACTTTTCTGATTTTTAGTTTAAAGTTTGCACCTTCCCAAAAATCAAATGGGTTTGTGGCCTTTTCATCTTCAACTGCTGGGTTCATTGCTTCAGTAATCTTATCAAAAATCTTTTT